TAAATGGCACAACTTTTTCCATCTCAGCTCTGTTGGCTCTTGGTGCTTTCTCACCGTTTTTAGTAGTTGAGAATTGAGGTTTACCAGTATTCGTTATAGACCTCGCAAAACTCGAGGTTTCTGCTTTCTCTATGGCAAATTGAGTTTTCATGTTTTCAGCTGCTAGACCCATAACCCAAGCATGTGGGTCTGTACTGTTGCGCCATAGAATTGTCTTTACAACAACCCAAGTGTCACCATTAGTATCCTTGTAAAACTCATGGTTAACTTCATATCTAAAATCTTGATGTTCGGCTGCAAACAATTCAATTCTTTGTTCTGCCGTCATGTAGTTGGATAAATCAAACGCCATCATTTTCACCTCTCATTTCTCTAACAATTTTGTGGAAAATGATTCCGTATCCAAGCAAATCTCGGAGTGAATCCTCGTGGTCACTTGACTGAGAGAGGCGTGCGACTTTGACGAGCAACATACACATACTGACTTGCTCAGGCGAAATGTAAGTGTCCAAATACCCTGACCACAATTCGCTGATTCGTCGGTGATTTGTTTCAGGGCTTCCGTAAACATTGCCCCTGTCTGTAAGGATAAGTTGGACTTCATTTAATAGTTCCTCAGTTCTTTTCATAGTCAAACACCTCATCCGATTTTTTCTGTATGTTGGTTAATCGTCTATGAGATTCCCAACCTATTGCGCGACCTCTCCAATATCCGCTGTTGTAAGATTCGCGTTTTAGCAACTGAAGTGCATAAGCAATCAAGCCCGTAGCAATCATGAACCATAAAATTGTTAGTCCGTTGATTTTCATACGGTTGCCCAATTAGCTTGATAGGTACTAACAATTGTCCATTGGCACATTGCTTCATCACAAGCAACTGTATAATCCTCACCAATTTGCTCAAGATACATCTGAGCCATTAAACAACTTGCATAGTTTTCAAACCAAAATATTGCATGTTTATCAGCTATTGGTTCGTAACCCTCTTTGAACAACCCATCAAATCTAAGTGGGTCAGAGTTGAAATCCTCATGCCACAACATTGAGGTTTCATATAGTCTTTCAAAGTCTTGCTTTGTAAGTATCATCTTTTCCGTTTCCATCAAGTTCCGTTAACTTGATAGGAAAAGCATGAGGCTTGGGGCTGACATTTACAAGCCAAGTCATGCTTGTGTTGTATAACGCTTTTGTTACAAAAGACCTGATTCGTCTATTTCGTCAATCTGTTCATCAATTCCTCTAGGCTCGTAATCTGTCTGCCTACCCATAGAGCTTGCCTTCAAATATGAATGTGCCGTTATTGATAGGGATAGGAATTACCTGAACTTTACGGTCTTTAACATAGGCAACTGCGAATCCTTGTTGCCAATTGGCATAACCCCTTGTGTACGCCATACCGCTGGAAGCAAGGTCAACCAAATTTCCGACCTCTAATCCCCATACAGTACGCCCTAATTGACCCCTAGAAGCCTCTGTAAAGGCTGCTAACCCTAGTCTGTGAGTGTGTCCACAGACCACGCTCTTTCCAAGCCTCCTAGCCCCGTTTAAGGCTGTTTGTCCACCAACTTGGCTAAGAGGGAAAGCGTCCCCATGAACTGCCGTCCAACCACTTGCCCAGTCAAGTCCATGTGGGTGAAAATTGATATTGAGTTTGTCATATCCCATAAAACGCTCATACTGCATTTCGGGTAAGTTAAGAAAACTTGGGAGTCTTTTTTTAATTGACCTGTAAAGTCTGATTCCATGGTTGCTACCTACAACATCTGTTACACCAAGGTACTGAAGTACATCTTGGGTAAGGTTTCTATCATCATCTAAGTTTCCAACCATCTCATCAATAGTTCCTGCATTGAATCCACCAAGCTGAGGAAGGTCAATCTCATCACCAATTTGAATTGTTTGGTGAGGTTTCCATTTAGCTAAAAATTTGCCTACTACCTTCACGCTCTTTTCATCAAAGAACGGTGACTGTAAATCGCTGATAAAAGCGACTCGCTTAATTATTCGTCGTCCTCGTCGTCGGTTGGGTCAATGCGTGGAATCAAAGAGTCAGGCTTATCATTGCTGACCCAATCAGGTAATGAGTGTGGCTCTTGCATAAAAAACCAAGCTACCTCATTTGAGAATCCAGCCTTTTTTGCTGCCTTGTAAATCTCATGTTTTGTAATCATGAAAACATCAAGCTTAGATAAAGGCTCGGGTGACCTGCGAACTACCCGCCTATTAATCTTTTTGCGCTTGCGTGTATTTGCCATGGCTTTATTTTACTTCCTACTAATGACAATAAAGAGTTCATCAATACGATTTGAAAGGTGTGTTGTTTCTTTTTGTAAAGAGGTCAATTGGTCTTTCATGCTTGAGCCGCCATTGGGACGAAGTTCATTTAACCAACCTCGTACCAAGTAGCGCAATCCTGCAAGGACTCCAATAAAAGTTGTGGTGATTCCAGCTGCGAAACCAGCCCACTCAAGGGCTGTCATTACTCTTTACTGCCTATGCCAAATGCTGTGTCGTCGGGATTTAAAGCTCTTAGTAGAGGTGCGACAAATGCAATTAAAAATGCTTTCCAAATGTCATTGAATGAACCTTCAGGATTGGTTACATATACGGTTGCCAAACAAACAAATGCGCTTCTTGCGTATGAGTTGATTATGGCTAGTGTCTTGTTATTCATTTTTACCCCCTAGTAGTGGTATGTCAAAGAAATCTGAATTGTCGTCTTGGTTCTTTCTAAAGCTGCAATGAATATGATGGGTATGAGGTGAAAAACCTCTGTACCTTCTCCACTTGTAATTCAATATTGGAGAGGCAATCATGCCCATGTGAATTACATAAGATATGCGTCCGTAATCCTTAGCGTAGAGTCTAAGCTGATTTGCCAAATAGATTGAATCCCCTTTGTCGTCAGAAAGGCGAGCGTCAATGTCAATTGCTCTGACAACAAATTTGGATTTAGGGTCGGGTATGTGGTCGCTTTTACCTGCTTGTTTATGACGCAAATCTGCAATCCACCCATCACTCCGACGAATACGGCTCGGGTATGAATCATCTATTTGTTCACGAAGTTGAGCTGCGGCTTTACTAAGCCAAGGCTTTGTCGTCATGTTCTGTGTTCTCACAATCCCATTTAGCAGTCTTTGTATTTAAAACAGCTGCTTCATGACATTTTTTCCCAATAAAAATATCCTCTGAAGGCATATATGTATAACCTTTTGCTGCAAAGTTTCCCCTAATTTTGCCGTTATAGGAAGTTTTAATCCAATTGCCGCCAAGATTATCTATGAGCCATTGATAACCTTCATCACCCATTGGGTCATTATTATCGCCAACAGTTACGCGAATAACTTTGTTATCTTTGTCAATCTCAGCCCAATGACTCACGCTACATACCTCACAATGACAATACCTGAACCGCCATTAGAAAAATCTGCACCTGAAGCATAACTGCCAGCACCTCCGCCGCCTGTATTAGTAACTCCAGCCGAAGCAGGTGTATCGCGTGTTCCAGTTCCTCCGCCCCCAAGACCACCAGTTCCACCTAAACCTAAAAAGTTTGAATAGCCTCCGCCGCCACCACCTGCGTAATATCCACTATTTGCACCAGTAGAAGTTGGAGTAGCAAAAGCAGTTATTTGTACTCCGTTACCACCATTACCACCAACATTTCCTGTTGCATTTCCTGCTCCACCAATTTGTCCCGCGCCTCCTCCAGCGCCACACGCAACACCACCAGCAATTCCCGAACCTCCCGCATAACCTTGGTTAGCAGTTCCGTTTGCACCTGAAACATTTGAACCTGCTCCCGCTCCAGAACCTCCAACTTGCGGATTTGTATAACCTGAACCTCCGCCACCTGTACTGGTAATTGTTGAAATACTAGAGTCGCCGCCATTTTGACCTTGATAAGAATTACCAGCAGAACCCTTAGCACCGCCCCCGCCAATAACAACAGAATAACCAGTTGCGCTTAAAGACAATTGACTTTCTAAACTTCCTCCGCCACCTGTTGCCGTAACTGTTGAACGAAGTCCTCCCGCACCCGCGCCTCCATAAGAACCCCCGCCGCCACCCGCAACAACTAAAAAGTCACAAGTTAAAGATACTAATGGAGTAAATGTTCCGTTGCTTGTAAAAGTGTGATAGTAATAAGGCGCAGAATAAACAATTGTGCCACCCGTTGCTTTTGCAGCTGGTGTACCTGCTTCTCCGTAACTACCTGCAATAATGTTACCAATCATTAGGCAACTGACCCTACTACATACCAAAAATTTGCAGCACTTTTTATACAAACCGCAGATTTGTATTGAGCAAGAGTTGGTGCGGCAGGTGTGCCACCACCTGAAAGAATTGTTGTTGTGCCTGAAGTAACTGCTGAAATTGTTACCGCCCCAGCACCTTTGTTTAAAATTGTAATTGCTGTTCCAATTGGAAATGCAACTGAAGCGTCTGTTGGTATTTTAAAAGCCACAGCCGTTGCTTTATTCATTGGTATTAAAGTTTGATATTGGTCATTTAATACAGCTGTGTAATCACCTGTTTGGTCTGAACCAATTGTAAATGTTACAAGTCCGTTGAACATTGCAGCGGACAAAACATCACCTGTACTGCTTGGAAAGCCTGTTGCCATTGTATATCTCCTTTAGTAGCTAAGTATATCGTCCCCAAGGACGCCATATGTAAAATCGCCAATCAAAAATCCGTCACAAGTGGGTTCTAGGGTAGTGAGAACCGCTGACCATGAGTTTGGAGTAATATCATGAGCAATGCCCTGAATCTGCAAGTTCTTGGTAATGGTTGAACCGTCGGGTTGTAGGTTTGTAATTAGAACATTGTCATAGTAATCAAAGGCAAGAATTGTGGCTGTTGGCACATCAGGGTCTAACAAGTCCAGCGTCATTTCATCTATCCGTATTGTTGTCGTGCTACGGGTCGCAACATAAATTTTAGCTATATTCATGGCATTTGAGTCGGTGTCAATCACCAAATCAGGCACGCTTATTGAGTGAGGAAAGTAAGTGGCAATGCTGTCTGAATCTAGGGCTACTTGGGAAGTACCCCCTACCCTTGTCATGGTAGCTGTGTTGATGATGAGTTTGTCATCAAAAGCAAATTTAAGGTTTTTGTAAGGTATGCCTGTGGTTTGGTTAAACTGAGTTGGAGTTAACCCTGCGCTTGCAACGACTGTGTTTCTATTCTTAAAAATGGCGTTGCCTTCAGGCGTAATATAAAAAGCCCCTTGTTCTGAAAATTCACAGTTTTGCAAAGCACTTAGGGAAGTTCTCAAAGTTGCTGGGTCTGCAACTGTAAGGCTGTTACCTGTTTGAACGCTACGCATACCGTTTGGAAAGGATACGGTGTCTAAAATCTTATTGATTCGCGTGCCAGTATCTTGTCCAGCGGCTTGTCCAGTCACAGTTACTACCGAAGCCAAGTTGAATAATCTAAAAGCGTCGCTTGCGCTAATGTCCACATAAGCCATGTTTTCAGCTTGGTCATAGGAATAGGCATAAGCTGTGGTGTATCCACTAAATAGGTAATAAGTGTTTCCGCTGACTGTTGCAGAAATTCTAAGTTTTCTTAAAGGTTCTAATTTGCCATAATAAGGCGAGGTAGTGTTTTGAGGATTAAAATTTGAGTCAGGGTCATAAATTCTTACAACACATGTACCAGCTTCATAAATATCTCGGGCAACATTTCGTCCACGCCTAATGCTTATGCGCCTTGTTAAATCGGTTAGATTAGCAATTAAAGCAGGTGCGTTTGAATCTGATAAAACACCAACACCAAGAACACCATTGACTGGGTCACCAATTGTGAAAGGGTTTGCAAAAGTAGCACCTGAACTAAAGTTTAAAGAAACATCAATGGTTGCTGGAAGTGCCATTACTGAAACGCACCAAGTAATCTACCAATGGAACTTGGTGAACCTGATAGATTTGAGTTCAACAATCCATTTCTTATTTGAGTTGCTAGGTCGTCGTCCGAAACAACATTGCCAGCATTATTGATGGTTATGTTTAAACTGCCCATGTTGCGAACACCTAAACTGCTCATTTCTCCAGTAATTGCTTGATACTCATTTAAAGCAATTGGGGAATTGGCTAGAACAGTTGCTGCATTTTGCTGAGTGACTTGAGCTTTAACTGTTCCTTGTTGTACAGGTACGGGAGTTTTAAATTGCAACATTGCATACATTTGAACCATTTTGGCAAGTAAGTTGTCAATCTCAGAACCCCAACCCTCAAAAGGATTTAAAGCTCTTGGAATCCTAGAAATTGCCAAGGCAAGGTTAGTTGTCTGCAATTGGCTTGTTGCTAATTGTGTGGCAAGTCTTTCTGCCTCAGTCGCGTTATCTTGAAGTATTGCCATTTGCAATTGAAGTCTTAATTTCTCGTCATCTGTAATGTTTCTTTGAAGGGCTGCAATGATTTGAATTTTATCAATATCAAACAATGAAGCAGCCTTTTTAAGTGCCGCTTCCTCAGCTGCTTTTTTCTTAGCTGCTAATGCCGCTGCGTCGGTAAGTTTCTTTTGCTTGGCTAAAAATGCAAGATACTCTTTGTTTCTTTTTGCTTGGTCGTCAGCTGTCTTTTGAGCCATTTCCCAAGTCTTTGTGTTTGCCTTCCAAATTTCATTTTGGATTTTTAACTCAGTACCTTTAACATCAAGTATGTAAGCCCAACCATCAACAACACGCTTAAGCAAATCACTTATGAAAGGAACATTGTTTGTAAGAGTGTTTATTAAAGTTCCTGTTTTAATGAGAATAGCGTCAACAATGTAACCAAATTTTTCCATTGCGTCGGTCATGCCACCAACGCCTCTGTTACCTGTTGCCTCTTGGAAAGCCATAACCAAACCTTGACCAACTATCTGTTTGGTGTCGTTCCATTGGTTATTTAATACTTCAATTTTGCCAGCGTAAGTGTCTAAATAAGCAGCTGAAGCCCCGCTGAATTGCTTGTTTAATTCGGCGGTAATCGCCACCATGTCGCCTGTTGCTAGAAAAGCCTTATTTAGTCCAAGGTCTAAATTGCCAAGTCCTCTAGTGTTTCCCGCATAACCCTTAGATAGTGCGTCAACAACTTCGTTCAAACCATTTGTGCTACCTCTTGAAACTTCAATGGCTAAGTTCAAACTGTCCATTGCCTGTTTAGCATTTCCAGTAGCTCTAAACAACTGAGTAAATGACGGAATCAAAGAGTCGTCTGCAATACCGCTTAACTTACTAAGGTTTTTTAATCCCGCCTCGGTATCGGGAAATGCCATTAGATTGCCAGTATTTTTTAAAGTGTTTTGTAAAGCGGCAGCAGCTCTTTCTGAATCTGTAAACTCCTTGACCGAAGCTCTACCAAACGACACAATCTTGTTGACAGATAAAGCAACGCCCAATGCAAGTGCAAGATTTTTTGTGGTATTGGTTAATTTGTTTAATGAGGATTCGGCAAGTTTCGCGCCTTTATCTTTGTACTCCGAAACAATATCTATGCCAATTGTCATGCGGCTAATCCAAATCTGTCATTTTTCGTTGTGGTTTCAAATAAGTGTTCGGCTTTTCTAATTGCTGCAAACACCGCGTCTTGGACTTTTCCTTGGTCATCAACATAAGACTTAAATAGCAATCTACCTTTATCCATGCGGCTGTTTCCAATTTGTTTGAAGCCACCGTAAGTGCCTTGGATTCTCTGATTGAAATGCGCCCCAGCGTTAGGGTTATTGCTTTGAGATTGTGGGTCGCCGCCCCAGTTCTTGCGTCCAGCGGTTTCAATAATTGCACCCACAGCTGATTTATTTAGTAAGCGGTAAAGTCCAACAAATCCTGCTTTGTTTCTTTTGCCTTGAGCAACGCTGTAAGTTAAACCCTTTTTAACAATTAAAGGATTGTATTTTGGAAACGCTCTTAAATTTGGTGCCATCATTGTTTTGGCTTTAGTACGAGAAACAACAGGCTTACCTTGGTCTTGCCAATTTTCTAAACCTCTAATTGAGGGTTGTACTTTTGTTTTAGCGTCATCTGTAATTGTTTTTAAAGCAACGCGAATTTCTTTGTTCATTTGCTCGTACAAGTCAGGCGCAAGCTTCTTTAAGGCTTTACGGGTTTCAATTAAACCTTTTACTTGTACGGGCATTTTTAACCTGTTTCGCTTCGTCATTAAGGACAGATAGCGTTGCTCTAAACAATGCCCTGTCCATGTTAATAAACTCTGAGTGAGGAATTCCAGTCCTTATTGCTAAAGACGCCACTAAATAGTGGAAGGAATCCCTCGTTACCCATTTGGGGAGTCAGCGTCCAGAATCTCGACTTTAGA